AATGGCACCTGCTGGTAAGCCCACTCTTTGATCTGATAACCCTGCACTAGGTGCGCTGCCAAGACGGTCAAGTCGTTGCCGGTGTACGAATCGCTGGCAAACTCATAGCCCAGATCACGCACTGTTGAGCCTTTGTCTTGCAGATAGAGCGCGGTGTTGCCGATTACCTGCGGCGGCACAGTCGAGCTGCCGCGGTAGCCTTGCTGCTTGATGTTGATCGATGATGGCGTGATGGTGTCATTCTCAGCACCCGACACAATCCATTCACCACCGGAGGTCAAGAGCACCAGCTTGTCTAAGGTCAGCATGTGTCGGATGGCGTTGACCTGGCGTGATGCCACGGTAAACGTCACCGCGTCGTCGTCCGCGATCGGGTTGCTCTTGCCAAAATCCACGTAGGCATTGGTGCGTGACATCCACACGGTCTGCGGCTGCGCAGGCGTGTTGGCAAAACACAGGCGCTGCTGGTGGAAGGCCACGCTCGACGGATAGCCTTGGTTGCCGCCCCAGGCTTCGAGCGCCCACTTGTAGGTAGCGCCACCCGATCCAACTGCTGCATCGGGGATGCGCTGCATGACCGTGGCTGAGACGCTAGTGCCGCTAGAAAAGCCTGTGATTTCGGCCACACCAAAACCTGGGTGCAAGTAGGCCCAGGTCACCGCACCGTCGCTGGCCGTGTCTGACTCGTGCGTCGGGCGCGTGGATCCCGTGGTGGCAGCGTTGGTGGCTCGATAGTATTTGCCGTCAGAGCGGCGAATGTCGTTGACGGCTACGCTCTTGCCCGACTCCCAGGGAACGCCGAAATCCTTCTGCTCGATGAAGATCAGCTGGCCCACATTGGCTGCACTAAAAATCGAGGTCGACGCAGTCAGCGTGACGTTGCCTGTGGCCGCACTGCTGTGCACCGTGGTCGTGGTGGTTATGTTCAGATCCTGGAACGGGCCCTTGATGTTGGCGAACTCGCTGATGGTCCAAGCATCGTGCGCTGTGCGGCTGATTTGCCGCGGCGCGTAGCTCGGGTGACACACGTACAAGATGTCGGCCGACTGCGTAAAGTTGAGCAGTGGCAGATCGGACTCGCTCCAGGGCGTTGCAATGCTCACCGGCGAGCCGGCCGAGCCGCCCGAGCTGTAGACCACTTGGCCGCCGTCCTTGTACACACGCATGGTCTGGTGGCCAAACTCGAGCACGTAGGTTTGCGTCGTGGAAAACGCGAACGGGATCAACCGATGGCGCCGGCTGCTGCTGGCGACCTCGGCTAAGAACTTGGTGCCGGCACGATTCTTCACGCCACCGTAGGCCTGCACGATGAAATTGCGACAGGTTTTGAGACTCGTGCCGTAGCGTGCCAGGTCGACGCGACCGTACAGCGACGGCGAGAGCTCACCCCCCGTAAACGATGCTTGAATTAGGCTGCTGCCCATCGAGCACTCCCCGTATTGCGACAAACTCCGAATCCGGCGCTGGCTGCTCCGTACTTTCCGTCATGTTGCTAGCTGCTGCTGCCGAGGACACCAGCGCGTACGCATCGCGCGCCTGCTTGGCTACCGCCGGCTGCACAGACAGCGGCATGGCAATCTCGGATGCGATCAGGTATGACAGCGCCGAGGTGAACATCGGATCAAAGATGGTCGGGTCCTCAATGCGCGTGGTGTAAATGAGCTCTGCTTGCGCCTGGTTGCTGAAGATCACGCGCTGGCCGTCGTAGTAACCCGTCTCAAACGGGATGCGCTGGTCGCTGCGCGGTGCGCGCAGGCCTGGCGGCACAATCGCACGCGCCTTCAAGCAGTCGCTCGGGTACACGTACATGTATTCCCAGTTGGTGGGCGCGTCACCCGCCTCGGATAGCGCCATGCGCTTGTTCGCAAAATTCCAAGGGTAGTCGCGCAGCGCGTAATCACGCATCTGGTCGTAGAACAGCGCGCACACGCGTGCTTCGTTGCTCGCTTCAGACAGCGAAGAGATGAAGCTCGACACGCCAATGCGTGCCAAGGCCATGTTGCAGATCGAAATGACCGAGGCTGCCATGCGTTAGCCCTGCCCGTACATCACTTGCGCAGGGTCCTTGCGCTCGCCGGGTGCAACCTCGAGATCGGTGATCTGGATCTCGACGCTTTGCGACTTGCCATCGCCTTGGGTTTCGTAGGCGCTGGTGCTCTTGACGTAGCCCTTGGCCATGATTTCCATCTTGGCGCCGACATCGGGCAGCGCAGTGATGCCGAGCTTCTCGAGCTCGTCCTTGCCCAGGTGCAGGCACAGGCCATAGGGATAGCTAGGCTCATCGGCTTCAACCATGCCGGGCTGCTCTTCTACCTCTGGCTTTGACTTCATGTCGACCATGTCAGGCTCCGCAGTGAATTCGTGATGCGGGGCAAAAGCCCCGCGGTGTTTCAGATGACTTCGCGCTCGCTCACAGGCTGATCGGCCTGCAGCTGGCTCAAGGCGATAGGCTCTTGCTTCTTTGCCTTCTGCCTTGGACGTTCGACAGGCGTGTCGTCGGCGACCACTTCCAGCCAATGGCCGGTTGTACCGGCGGGCACCTCGAACACGGCGCCCGCACGACGACGCGCGCCGCCATAAAAGCCGTCAGTGATTGCTTTGACTTTCATGTCGGTGCGCTCCTATCAGATAGCGTCGTTGTATGCGCGCCAGTTGGCAGTGTCAGAAGTCAGGAAGGCGTTGATCTTGCCTGCCGTGAATGCTGCGGTGCCAGTGGTTTGCACGATGCCCAGATAGCGCTCGTAGGTGCCAGCTGGCACTTTGACGCGGAAGATCGTGGTGCCAGCGGTGAGGCTAGCCACAGCGATCGCCGGCGAGGTGACGACCTTGGTCGGCGAGGACAACGATGCGTTGTCGTCCGTTGCCAGCGAGATGGCCAAGGTAGCCGAGCCGCCCGAAGTGGCAGTGGTGTCAACCTGGACAACGAAGTCCAGATCGGCGCCGTTGCCGATGTCGCGTGCGACACCCAGGTCGATCACGTCGCCAATTACGTAGTCACCAGCTGCACCGGTGTTGAGTGCCGTGGCGTCGGCAAACTCATTGCGCTCGTCGAGAATCATGATGCGTTTCCTTTCAATTCAATGAGGCCGATTAAATGCCGGACTCGGTGTTGGTGATAGCGTCGCAGCGACGGACCGGGATGCCGTCAAACATGGTGACGTGCTTGCCTGCCACCTGCTCGATGGTCAGGGTGGAAGCGGCCACCTTGTTGGCGATCTGGCGACGCAGGAACGAACGCAGCGTGCGGTTCATGTAGAACGCAGGGCGGCCCATGCTCAAGCTAGGGATCAATTCCACAGCTTGGGTCATCAGGTCGACCAGGTCAGGGCCAGACGCGGCATTCTTGACCAGGTCTTCTTGGTCTAAGTTGATGCGCACGACATAGCGCCAGTCACGTACCGACAGACCGCAGTCCCAACGATAGTGCGTGCGGTAGGCTTCCATGCGGCCGCCGCTGCCGTCCACGTTCTCGATGGTGACTTGGCCTTTGTCGTTCATGTCCAAGCCAGCCTTCGAGCCTTTCGGATAGATGCCGTGGACCGTGTTCGGGCCCCAGACTACCAACCAGATCGACGTGTTGTCGGTGCTGTCAGGCGTTGCTGCGCTGGTGATGATGTTGTCGCCGTTGGCTGCCGACTGGTCATTGAAGCGTGCACCAAAACCGGTGAATGCTTCAGGCTCGGTGGCTTCGTTGCCGTAGAACAGGGTCGATGCGAACTCCTGGTTCATGCCCTCGATGTGCGCACGATCTTCCGACAAGCGGAACGATGCGGTGTTGCCATTGAGGTCAGCCAGTGCCTTGTCGACTTCGGCATACGCCTCGAGCATACCGGTCGCGTCAGTGACTTGAACGGTTGTGCTCTTGCCAGGCTGAACGCCGCCGTACAGTTTGCGCCACGTTGGAGTGGGCAAGCCGGTGCGGATCGTGGTGCGGTGGCCGGTAGGCAGGTTGCCCTCGAGCCAGACCATGTCGTCTAGGATTTCGTTGGTTTGATTGAGGATCTCAGCGATCGTGTCAATCTTGCCCTGTGGGTCCAGACGCTTGGTCACGTCCAGCAGGGTTGGGTGGGTGGAAGCAAGAAGTGCCATTTAAATTTCCTTTCATTTCATGTTGGGGAACAGACGCTTGCTCTGGTCGGATTCAGCGCCGCCGGCGTTACCGCCAACGTGCGTGTCCTCGGCCATCGCTTTGCCAATGCGCGCAAACACTCGCACAAGCTCCGGGTGGTTTCCCATGCCGTATGAGTCGAGCGCTGATTTGAGCTCCGGCGTGCCGAACTTGTTGATCGCGTTTTGAGCTTGCTTCACGCTGGGCGTGAAAGCGTCGCCACCGATCTCCTTGTCCGATTTCATGTCGGATACCCACTTTTCAATCGTCTGGTTCCAGCTCTCCTGCTGCTGCTGCACGGTTTTCTGCATCCGGTTGGCATACAGGCTTGCCAGTTTCTGCGCCTGGTCGTTCGTCAGACTGAGCTCTCGCGCAATCGGATCAAACTCAGCCAGCGCTTCCTGATCAAGTGCCATGCCCTCGGGCAATTGAAACTCGTACTTTTCCGGTGGACCGTCGGGTTTGGCATCCTTGTTATCGGTCTGCTTATCACCCGTGTCACCGGTGCTTGCATCAGTGTTGTCACCAGACGCTTGATCTGGCTTTGCCTGTGCCGCGTCGCCCGTCGGCGGCGTGGTCAGTACAGAGCCAGCACCAGCTGCGTCGCCACCTTGTGCCGTGTTTGCGGTGTTGTCCTGCACGGCGTTGGTATCTGCGTCAGCCATTGGTTCTTTCATCCTCTTTGGATTCGTTCATCATCACGACGTACTGGTCAGCAGAAGCTGCCATCACGTCACCTATGACCATGAGGCCCATGTTGCGCATGCCCTCATTGAAAAACGTGGTGCTGTTTCCGGTAAACGATGTGCGAAACACACCAGCCCGGTCGAGCAAACGCCACACAAACCGGCGTCCTTCACGGCTCGACATGATCTTCTTGATGTCGGCCAGTTCAATGTCGCGCAGGCGCTCATCCTTGCGCTTGCGGTCTTTAACCTGCGACTCTTCAGCCGCGTTGAAGGACTTGTCTTTGTCGCTCATTTCTTCGGCGGCTTTTTGCCGTAACCTTTTTTCATGTCAGTCTCCTGGGTTATGCGGGTGCACCGCGAAGATTGTTGATCATGTTGGTCAGCGCGTTCTCATCGGTGACCTGCGTCTCAGACAAGGTCTTCGCGCTCTGCGCGCCTTGCTGCGCCATCTGCATGGCCATCGCAGCGTTCTGCTGCTGCGCACGCTGTGCACGCACTTGCGCCACTTCAGCGTCGTCTTTGATGATCGAAGGCGGTGCGCCCAGCATCGCGCTGTACTCATCGAGTGCCTGGTCAAAGTCGAGCTTGTCGAGCACCTGCGGATTGGCCTGCGCCATCT